TGTGTATTCTAAATCGGTTGCCATTTCTGTAAAGCTAATCCAACTTGTTAAACTTTCCAACTCTGCATCTGTTAATGCTTCTTTAAATACTGCAAGTTCTTTTGTTTTTCCGTAAAATTCATTTGTAGTTGAAATATCAAAGTCTAAAACATCTAACCCTGTAATAACATTGCCAGTTGTATCTGTTGCTCTTTCTACACCATTGACGTATAAACTAAAATCATTCTGTTTATATTTAAAAGCAATTTTATTAAATTCAATTGCATCACTAACATCATAATTTAAACTACATTGATACACACCGCCTAACCTAACTTGTGCTTGTATTCTATTTGATGAACTTGAAAATCTTAATAAAACAGAATTATTAAAATCCCCACCATTACTAATACCTAAAATTCTATTAGTACCATCATCAGCTAAAGCTGCAATCTCTGCATACAAAACCCCTTCACTATCGTTAAACAAGTCGGCATTACCGCTATTGGTTGCTGTTTCAGCAGCACGAGTGGTGGTACTTCCACTATTGGAAACGATGTAGGATGTTGGATAGCTTCCTGCTTCGAGTTGTGCGCCATATAAAAACACACTACCTGTTCCATCTCCACTATAAGTTACTTGACTTAACGTATCTGAATTACCTGTTGTTTTAGTAGCTAAACTTATTTGATATTGATTTGGTGTAGAACCTAATTGACCTACGATTGTACACCTATACCAACCATTACCAAAATTCTCTATTTTTGCATCTGAAACCGTAGTTCCGCCTTGTGATAATTCTTCGCCTATAATACCATTTTCTAAATCAAATACTTTACTAATTGTATTACTATTAGATGTATTTACAAGGGCAAGTTGTATATTAGATAATGTATCTTTTTTAGCAAATACACTTAAAGAATAATCAGTAGATGCACTTAATGAAACCGCATCTCTTATTCTGTGTACATTACTTGTTGCATTATCTGTAAGTTTATCAGCATTTACTGAACCATCAGGAGAAGTAGTTTGATTGGAGCTGACACTTGTGTTTGAAGCTGTCCAAGATGCATCACTAAAATCCTCACTATAAGTAATTAAATTAGTCCTCTGTGGCTCTAATAACCAACTACCAAAACCTGTTGTGTAATCTATTCTTGGAATACCACTTGCAACATCTTCTATAAGTCCTTTCTCGTTTACTCGTGTAGCACTTGAACCTCTACTAAAGTCAAAGTCGGCTTCTTGTATTTCTTTTACGCTTACGTTGTCTATTGAAAAAGTATCGGCATTGTCAGCCATTGAAGCACCAATTCTAAAATCACTTGTGGTAGATGTAAATTCAAAAGTATAATATCCGTTACCTGTCGTATATGTTTTATAAACAGAACTACCACCATCGACACTTATTCTAAATCTTCCACTATTATCTAAAACATTAAAACTTGCTTTATATTTTTTTCCACTTGTTAAAATACCATATTGTCGAATTAAAGAACCATTAGAACTTCCATCATATAATGCTTTACCGTTTCCTATACTCCAAGCACTTCCTAAATCCCAATCACTATCCGTATCAAAATTACCATTAGTAACTAATTCTTGTGGTAAGACTTGATAAGGCGGTATAACAGTATTTATAGAGCCATCACTATAAGCAGTAGGAGTAAGCGTAATACTCGCTTTGTTAGGTATATCCCTTAATATCTTATCTGTGCCATCAGAGTTCTCGTAATAGTCAGAATGATTGTACAGCTTATTAGTAGCAGCAGGGTCAAAGTAAATATCTCCCCAACCTTCAGGATTAGGATTTCCCCACTCGCTTCTGTGATATATTTCGTTTGGCATCTATATACTTTTTTAGTTTAACTATATTTTTATTCTTTGGTTTGTACATTCTCATAGAACCCATCCATTAAATAAACTATCTTTGTCAGGGTATATATCGTCATCTGAATTTTGCTCATATTCAGGATATAGGTCGTTATTAAAACTCATATGGTCTATAAACCTTGTTGTATAATACTCTGCTAAATTACGTTCCTTCTGTACTAAAAAATCAACCTCATCTTTAGTAGGTGTTTCTGCGTTTTCGCTTGTGTGCTTAAACAATCCACCATTCTTTAACTGATACGCTGAATAAGGCAAATACTCCACCATTGCAAAATGAATAAGCATAGGAGCAAGATACTCATCTACTAAGGTTTGGTAATCGCCTGTTAGTGTACCTGCAATAATATCAGCTTGTAGTTTGTCGTATAATTTACTACCTGTGTAGTTTCTTACGTGTATCTCTTGGGCTATCTTAATAAACTGTATAAATTTATTAGTATCTACATTACCGTCTATGATACTGTTCTTTACAAGGTCTGTTCTGTTTATGAATAATGCAGTAGCCATATCTTAGTTTTTAAATCCCATTTTATTCCAATAAGCAGCAGTATAACCTTTATACTTCATATCTTTGGGTGCAACAGGTACTTTTTGTGCGTTAGCTTCAGGCTTAAATCCTTGACTTCTTGCTTCTGTTGTACTGATTACATCTCCTAAACTTTTAGAGCCTTCCTTACGTGCATAAATACGTCTAAACCATTTATGATGGCATCTTGCACCACCTTTGTAAAGCCAAATAGAATAAGTATCAGAACCACCCTTGCCAAAACCTGCATTAACCGCTTTGGTTTCCATAGCTACAATATCCTCTTTACGGTACACTTTTTTAGCACTTACCATTTTCTTGCAAAACTCCCTTGATGTGTCTTTAGTCTTTGCAGGATTGTACATATACCTTACAAGATACACCTTGTCCTCTTGCCCTTTTTGCTTTGACTTACCGTCTTGCTCACTCTCACTATATGGCTTGGCACTTCCTGTACTTGCAAGGTTTGTCTGCTCGTTTAACTCTTTAATCTTTTGGTTAAGGTCATCATCATTGTCATAGTCCACTTCTTGCTCATCTATAACCTCAAACTCCTTTAAAAGTTCTTCTTCGTCTTGACCTAAGTCTATAAGCGCATCAGCTATTTCTGTATCTACAAACTTATCTAAATCACTACTTAACTTTACGCCTGTTTCTTCTTCTCTTGTTTCTTCATCTACAATAGCGTTATCCTGAAAGTCTAAAGGTTGTAAAGTCTTAAAGTATAAATTTAAAGAAATATCATTGTAAGCTAATATCGTATCAAAAGCATCTATAAGTAAGTTCTGAAATGGTCTGATAACTATATTCATCATTAGCTTAGTAGCTGTTTCTAACTCCTCTGCGTTGTTTCCAAGCCCTGTATTGTCTTTAATTCCCAAAAGCATAGGAGATACCACCCTGTGTGCTACCATTATCTTACGACTGCTCTCATCGCTTAAAAACTGATACTGATTGTGTGCATCACTTAATTGTACAGGGTCTATGGTAGCTGCTGTTTCAGGACTGTCATTAAAAGATAAAATAAACTTACCTGCATTACTACTTCCTGAAAACTTATTATAAATACGTCTTTCTATTGCTTCTCTTTCTTCTGCACTTGGAGTACCACTATTAAAATTAATAAGCATTGAAGGACTAAGACCTGACTGTATATTATTTATATGGAAGTTAGATATTTCTTCTTCTAAATCTGCATACTGTAAGCCACCTTGATAGTCGGGTGTTGAGTAGTATTTGTATCCTGCTCTGTAAGGCTTAACATAAAGTATTTCGATTGCTTCATTACTTGTACCAAAAGCAGGTATGCGCTTTAATTGGTTAATACGGTTGTATTTAGACCAATCACTTGAATAGTAATAAGCATCTATTTCCCCTTTATCATTGCACTTCTCGGCTGCCAACGTTTCAACAGGCATATGCTCAACCCTTGCTATTTTTTTTCTATCCTTACTATAAATAACCTGCATAGAACATTGACCGAATAATTTAAGGTCGCTACATAATTTTCTTACACAATCTTTATGTAAAAGCGTTACAGCCTGTGCGTATGCTTCGGGTTTCTTGTCGCTATCAGTAGCATCTAAACCCTTACCGTATATCATTTCACTAATACCGTTAATAATAGCGTTGTTGGTAGGGCTACCATTGTAACGGTCTATTAGGTACTGAAAGTATGAGTTTTTATCTCCGTATGTAACATAATCCCTACCTTTTTTTTCTTCAATAGTAGGGCTAACATAATTTGATAAACTTATTGCGTGTATCATAATACTATATAATCGTTATCGACTGTGTCGTTTGTTTCGTAAACATTATCGTTCACATCGTACCTGCTTTGTGTTACAGGTGTTTGGTCTGTGCAAAATAACTTATCTCTATACACTAAAGTACCGTCTGATTTGGTTACTTCTAAAGTATAAAAATGTGCTTCTCTAAATGGTGCATTACTACTGCCAAACGTCATATTAGCTGTTAAGTAATTACCACTTGTACTTGTAGAAGCTGTTATAGTTTCTGACTTATTTGTTTGTTCGTCAGTTACAACGTATGTAAGCGTTTCGTTAGCAAATACACGAGGTATAAACGTAAATGTCTGCGTTTGTGAAACTGATACAATCTTCATATAAGTATAACGTACAAATATGAATATTTACTATAAGGCAAAAAAAAAGGGAGCATATAGCTCCCCCTTTATAATAGACTACCTAATTATGCATCAGGGGTAATCGGTGTAGTAGCACTTACGTCAGGAGCAGTCGCAAAGAAAGGCGGTGCTGTTTCCTGTGCAGTAGCTACAAGTGTAAACCCTGACAGGTCGCCCATTGCTGCGCCTGTTACAATCGTTCCACCTGTAATCTCTGCACCGTGTTCCTTACCAATTAAGAAATAGTTGCCATTATAGTCCTCAACTACATAATGCGCTCTACCTGCGTTTAATAGCTTAATTTCTTCTTGTGTTGCTACATCAAGATAGGTAAATGTTACATTTAGTGTAGTTTCATAAAAAGTAGTACCGTTTTCTCTACTTGATGTTACAGATGTTTCTAAAGATGAATTTCCTTTAATCTCATACTTAAAAAACTCCGCACTTCCATCAGTAGGTAGTGTAATAGTACCACTTGTGTCTGTCAAATCTGCTATTGTCGAAGAATAGTCAAGAATGTAGATGTTTTTTAATCCACCTACTGAATTTTTACAAGGGAGTGAACGCCCTTTAGTTACTGCACAAGCCATATTTATATTTTTATTAAAAAAGGGCAGGTAGGCATTTACCTATCCCACCCCTTTTATGTTAATCAATTATTATGAGTAAAGAACAATATCCCCTCTTACTCCGTACTGTACACCTGCTGTATAGCGCATTACTACACGTACATTTTGTGAACCGTCAAGGTCAGCCATATCAATAACTTTAACCTCGTTACGGTCATCTAATAGACCTGTACCAAAGAATAAGTTAGATTTTTGAGCAGCTACTGCTGTGTTGTTAGCAAGTCCTTTAGCTACTACCATATTGATACCTTCAAAAGAAAGCTGTCCGCCATTGTACCAAGTAGTACCTTTGTTATCTACACCGTTTGCACCAATAGTAGCAACAAATCCACCTAAAGCACGTACATAAGCACGAGCAATGTTAGAAGATACATAAAGGTTCAAATCCTCTTTTCCGTAAACTGTTGTAGGGATAGCATCTACGATAGCACCAAGTTGTGCAACTACGTTTGTACTATCAACAGTTGTAGCAGTTACATCTGCACCACCGTCAGCAGTTAAAAGTGTATCGAAACCATCAAAAGAACCCTCTCCTGCGCTACCTTGCCAAATAGAAGTTTCAGTAGCGTTTGCTACTTCTGCTGCTACCTGTGCAATAACAAAGTCAGAGAATAGTGGAGGCAATTCGTCAAAAGCACTAAAGCCCATTTGAGCAGCTTCCCAATCTGCGTGTAGCTGTTTCTTACAAATCTGTAAGTTTACTTGCAATTCAGTTGGAGTAAGCACTTTTTCAGTAAGTGTCATTGTTGATGTAGAGCTGTCAAAGTCGCAATCAGCAGAACGTACTAAATTAGCAAACGAACCTACTTTCATAGCAGCTTTATACTTTACATTAGGTAAGATAGTGATTGTACCGCTATCTAAAGTGTCGGCACTCAATAAGGCAGCAGCAAGGTATTTACCTGCAAACTCTCCTGCATAAGATGAACCTGTAATTGTTGGATTAGCCATTTTTATTTATTTATTTAGTTGTTAATTTTTGATAATACTCTATCAAGTGTGGTCTGCTTTCTGTTTTGTGCAAACTTCACATTAATGTTATTTTGTTTTTGTTCAGGATTATGAGCAATAGGCTCGGCAGCAGGTTGTGAAAGTTCCTCTTTCAAATCTTCTGACAATTCAGTTTCTTCTACGTTAGTAGTTTCTACTTCCTCGCTCATTTCTTCTTTCTTTAAGTCCTCAATCATTGCCTTAATTTCAGATACAGCTTCGGCAAGTTCTTCTTTGGTAACGTATCCCATTTCTTCTTTTTCAGCTTCTACTTCTTCTGCTTCCGCATCTTTAATCTCGCCAATAAGACCTTCTTCTGCTACGATAAGAATTTTACCGTCTTCCATTTCGTACTCGCCAACAGGTACTGCTACTCTTTCGTCTTCTGTAACAATAAAAATTTCGTTTCCTGCTTCAAACGCTTCTGCTTCAAGTACAGTTCCGTTTTCAAGTTTAGCTTGTGCTAACTCTACTTTCTCGGTCTGCTCTATATTTTCTACAATATCAGCAGTTTCTTCTCCAAGAAAGGTTTTAATCTTGTTTAACATTTCAGTTGCTTTCATATAACTATAACTATTTTAATTAACTATTTTACATTTTTACAACTCCTTATTAAGCCTTTGTTTTCCTTCTTCTGCTTTTTTGAGTTGTAATTCATATTGTTGTATAAGGTCATTTAGTTCCCCATATCCATCAATTCTTTTAATATCCACACCTAATTCTTTAGCTGCTCTTTCTATGTCATCCATAACCTGATAGGGATTGATACTAAAACCACCAACAAAAGGACTTTTTAAACTTGCTGCCTTTTCTGCTTGTTGCTTGGCTCTAATAACGTCCATAGTAGCTTTTGAAAATCTATCCTGAACGTCTTTAAGGGTTTTTACCTTTCCTTTTAAATCTCTAACAGCCTTGTTAGCATCCCCAACAATACTCAATTCTACTTTAGACAGTTCTTCTTTGTTAATCTTGGCTACTTTAGCCATTACTTTTTTATTCATAATTTATATTTTACCTATACCTTGATTTATTAATTTACCTTTACAGCACTTTATACTGTAAGTGTTTTTTTCAGCACACAAACAACCACGTCTGCTACCTTTAGGACTTGTATGTGATGGTGTTAAGTATTTAATATCTCTCATCCCTGCCCTCTGTTTTTTTTCTTATATAGTTTACTACCTTTTAAACTTGACATTTTTGTTTTAGCGTGTACACCCTTTCTTTTTACTTTGGGTTTTACTATATGCGCTACTTCAATTCTTTTAGCCATTACAGTTGGTCTAATTCTTTTAGTTTACTTTCAGCCCAACGTTTAGCAGCTTTGCCACCCCACAATAAATAAGATATAGTACCACAAGCCTTTGTATCTCCTTCATCGTAATACTCCTCTGCTCTTGATAAATAAGAGTACATACGTTTTATAGTGTTTATGCTTATAGGTTTGCCCTGTGCTAATTGTTGCGCTCTTATCTTACCTACGTCTGTTGCACATTTATTGTTTACTTCTTTGTTTAGGTCTATGCCTCTTTGTGCATTGTTTTTTACAGCATCAGGATAGTCAGAGTAGCTTTCTAATTCTTCTTTTTTGCCATTCTTATACCTTTTGTCATCTCTAACAATTCTACGGATATAAGACAACATCTCCTCTGCTTCTTCTTCTTCAAAGTCGTTTATAGGCTCGTTAGGGCGTTCCATTTTATCTACAAAGTAGCCCTCTATTGAAAACCCTTTTACTTTACCTGTCTTTACAAAGTCATTCCAAACCTCTGAATTGTTTACTTTTACTACTCCCATCCAAGTACCAACAGGCACTTCCATATTGTACTTTCTTGACTTATCGTGTACCTCATCTTCTACTATCCAACTCTCAACAAGTGATAGCCCTGATAGTTTGTAATGGTGTTCTAAAGTACTGTTGTTTTGGTTGCCTTTAATTAAGTACATTTCTGAAGCCTTACGGATAGTATCTTTAGAGAAATATATATAATACTCATCATCGCCTTTACGTCTGTATATGGGCTTATTAGGGACTAATAACGCACCTACAAGTATTTGCTTGTCTTTGTCTACTTCTGCTAATTGTATTTCTTGTGAGTTTAGTGCTATAAAATCTTCTTCAATGGCAGGGTTTTCTACTATTGATATAGCCTCTATTCCTGCTACACTATCCTCGTCAAGTATAAGTTCTACAATTCTCATATTAATATAACGTGTTTATTTTTAATTTTACTAAATTGATGCGCCCTCTACTATATTACGTTCTAAACTCTGTGCTGTTGTTACGTCTTGTGATGTTACAAACGCTTTTATAGGTCTTTGACTTTGTCCTGCAATAGTTTCTGCTAATTGGTTTCCTGCTCCTGCTCCCACAATGTTAAATGCAGGTGGTTGAGCAGACGGTGTACTTGGTCTTGACACATTAACGCTTGGCGCACCACCACCTAACCCTGCTGTGTTTGGTGTTTTTGTAGATGTTATAGCTTTAACGTTTGCTAAACCCGCTACTGTTGCTGCTGCTGCGGCTGCAAAACCTAAAGCAGGACCTACAACAGGTATTTTTGCAAGTGAAGCATAACTATCTTGCGCACCTTGATATGTAGATATTAAAGCACTTGATATAGCCGCTGCTTTACCTGCTGCTGTTTCTTTTCCTAAGTTAGCTGCCAACCCTGCTAAACCTTGTTGAGCATAAGCAAGTTTTTGGTCTTGTGTCATTTTAGCCCAAGTAATCTCATTATCAGCAGCTTGTTCGTTTAAGCCATTTATTTTGTCATCAAAGTCTTTTTTTAACGCTAATAACATTTCATTCTTTTGTGCTTCATCTGTTATCTCACGTTCTATAAGTGCCTTTTTAGCATCATAGTCTTGTTGCAGTTCTAATCGTTCTATCTCACGTTCTGACTTTCCTATAAGTGCTAATTCATTTTGTAGGTCTTTCTGCTCTCTTAATAGTGAGTTAGCGTTTGTTTGTTGCTCACTTCTAAACCCTGTAATTTGTGCTTCAATAGCTGCCTGTTCGTTTAAGGCTTCTTGGTATGCTATTTGTAAGTCTACATTATCTTTGTTTTTAGCTAATTCCGCTGCTGCTTGGGCTACTCTTGCATCTGCATTAGCCATCATAGTTTTTTCCTGCTCGTCTAAAAGTTTACCCAATTCTTCATTAGCTTTTATACGTTCTTCAAAACTCTTGCTTTCGTCATCTCTTGTTTGGCGTAACTGTTCTGCTTGTCTGTCGTATTTTTCAATAAGACCTTGATTGGCTGTTTCTGCTAATCGTGCTGTCTTTTCTAATTGTACGTTAGCTTGTGCTGCTTTGCCTGTTTCTTTAACATAATCAGAAGTACCCTTAACTATTTTGTTTACTGCTTCTGTTCCTTTGTCAAATGAGTTATTAACGCCTGTTAGTACATCAATACTTTCTTTTCCTGCGCTTTTAACATCTTCTAAAGCACCTTTAAAATCTCCACTAAATACTTTTTTAACAGCACTTGCTAAATATCCTAAAGTGTCTAAATAGCTTTCAAACCTTTCTTGTATGTTTCTTTTAAAAGCATCCGCAAAGTCTTGTAGTGATTGTTTAGGGTCTTCAAATATAGCTTTAAAGAAGCCTGTAATCTTACCGCTATTGTTTATTACAAAATTAGCAAAGTCATTAAAAGCAATAGACACAAATTCAAATGCTGTGTTAAACGCATCTGCCACTTGTTGGTTTTGCTCAAATATCTCTTTAAGTTTAGCAAAGGCAGCAATAGCTAAACCAATACCTGCTGCTTTTAAAGCTGTGCCAATACCTTTAATACCCCTTGATGCTTTCTTAGCACCTGTTTCCATACCCTCAAAGCCCTCTCCTGTGGTAACAAGGTCATCATTTAGGTTTTGTATGCTTTCATCTACTTTCTTAATACCCTTTATAGCTTGTGTAGTGTCTGCATCTAATTGTAATACTATTTTTTCCATCCCGCTTCTCTTTTAATCTTTTTACCTGCACCCATAAACCCACTTGGTAATTCATACTTACCTTGTGCTATGCGTATGTTTTCTGTTTCGCCATTTGCGTACTTCAATAACTCTAATATATTTTGTAGCATTATACTATGTTTAATAATTCTAAATTGCTTTCGCCTGTTAGTAGGTTTGTGTTTACGCTGTTTATAATATACTCCCTACCATTTATAATAAATACATCATTAAGCTTATAGTTTAATAATATCCTTAATGGCAAATATGCTTTTACTTTTACTAGCCTTCTTTTAGCATTAAAAGTATCTACAATATAATTTTTATAATAGTTTTCAAATAAGCTATCATCTTCTACTAAACCAGTATACTCATCAACTTCTTCACCAAAATTTAAAGATTGACTTGTACCATACGTATTAGATGGTCTATTATATGTAGTTAATCCTGCTGCTGTGCCTGTACTTATGCCATTGTAAAAACTTAAATAATTCCCTACTGTTAAAGTTTCATTTGTTATATTTAAAATAAGGGGGTCTATGTTTATTGGGTTTTGGTCTTTATCAGTACAGTAACCGTATTGCATTAAACTTTGACTATTATTAGCCAAATCATTAAGTCTTTCGTAAATCATTTTACCAAAAGGCAATTGCACTACATACTTACCACCTCTATTTGTTGTTTGTACATCTGGATTAGATGCTGTTGTACTTTCTAAGTCGGCAAAAACTTTGTTGTTAATCTCACTAAAGTTTATACCTAAAAATGTATTTGGTTTTTTAAATCTAAAGGCTATCTCTTGGTAAGGTATGGCAAAATTTACATTGCTTTCATTTACGTCTATAAATTCGCTTACATCGTAAGAATTTCCTGCGCTATAAAAATTATCTAACGTCATTACCTTAATCTTACCATCGTCTTGTACGAAGGCTGTAAGGTTAAACATCTTAAATAAGCCAGTAAGAAAATCAATAACTTTTAAATCAGGCATTTGGTCTGATACTACTATATTACTAACAGCACCGTTAGGCTCTATTGCGCTACCTGTAATTTGTGTATCGTAATTTGTAACAGTACCCCCACTAAATACTTGATACCTAAAATTTATTGTAGGTGTAAATGTTATAGCAGGGTCTTCACTTGTTACCCTGTATCTTATTTTTCTTATTTGACCATAAGGATTGCTTGTACCTACAAATACATTAATTAATGAAAGTGTACCTGTTCCTGTTATTGAGGCTACTGTAAACGGTGTGCTTGTAACATCTTCAATAATCATTGTGTATTGTGATGTACTTGTTAATATAAAAGTAGTGTAGTATTGATATGATGGGCTACCTAAAAAACTAGCTTGTGGTCTTATAGTCCATATACCCTCTGTTTGACTGCCTGATAAAATTGTCATTGAAGAATAAGGAGATACAGCTGGATTGCCACCCTGTAAGGCAGGTGTCCATTGATTAGGACTTGCACTAGAAAAATCAAAGCCTGTAATTGGCATATCTACAACTGCTGTACCTGTTACATTTAAGCCTAGTGCGCCTTTTACTCTACTTAACCACAAATATAAAGTACCCCATAAAGGATTATTAGTTTCGTCAAAAAAGTCATCACTTGCTCCACTTGTAAAAGTCAAGCCTGTATAGCTTTCTATCTCGTCTACAATAGTACTTAATTTAATAGCGGGTTTAATATCATTATATCTTATCCCGTGATTATGTGAACCACTACCTCCACCTCCTGTATCATAATGTAAATTACGGTCATCAGCAGTATGTGTACCGCTATCAAAAAATAATCTTTCAGTATGTGATATTAAGGGATAGCGTATTGCTCCACTTGCTAAACTACTTTCTAATCCT